CTACCGAGCGCCACCTGAAATGCTACGCCAATTTTAATTGTTCCACTGGTGCTCGTGGTTTTTGTATTTAACAGATCGCTTGCTTGGCTAATTGTGTTCAGCATTTGATAATCGTTATATGCTTCATCATCCCTAAAAATGGTGCCATTCCAATCGACTTGGCTAATTGCTAGTTCTGTCTGACTTGTATATGTTTTGCCGAATGTCAATGTCATTTGTAGGTTCTGAAATCTATAACCAAATGCATACGAGCTACCCTGTGGCGCTGTGGTTGTGCCTTGCGTGCGCATGATTCTGGTCTGGTTATAGTATCCATCGTTATTAGTGGCACTGAGATTAGGCCTTAACTGCAGACCATGCCCGTAATAGACCATATTACCAGAGATAAACGGAGGAGCGTCAAATCCACACCACAGCATGACTGTTTGAGGGTTGTCTGTATCTGTGTAGTATATAGATGTGTTATCTACACCTGCTGGCTCAAATTCCAATTGAATTACACCATTCGTGCCCTCGCCTGAATTCAGACTATCCAGACTAATGCCAGTATCGAAATATAAGATCCCCATTTCGGCCATGCGTGTAGTGTTCGATGCACCACCGACATCTGCTCCAATATTGATCCTGTGAGCGTAGCCCTCTACTGCACTGGCAGCCAGATTAAAGGTAGTGTAGCTCTGTGCATCTAATTGCAGATCGCCACTAGTGATCGCAGTCCAAGCTCCTGCACTGGGCGCTGCACCAGCTGAGCTATACATAAAACGAGCCATTTTATTTAGCCTCTAGTATGACAGTAATATTCGCAGTGCCTGTGCTGGCTGCCACTGCTATGCTGCCTATGCGCTGCTCTTTGCCAGATGGCAGATTAACCTCGATTAAATTGCCTGCTGGTATTGTGATAAAGTCGGCAGGCACAGCACCACCATCTGAGACACCAGAGAGCACTAGCACGCTCTCCACATCACCACCTACTGAGACAGTGCGAGCACTGTCTGGTAGTGTGATCGCTTGCTGTGTCGTGCCTACACTGCCGATCGATTTTACATAAGGGTATGCATTATTACTGGATAGGTCTATAACTGCCATTTCAAGCTCCTAGAATTTTGTGGGGGTAGGTATTCCGAGCGCCTTGCGTGCGTGCTGCTGCACCAGTGTACGGTTAGCTCGGTAGAATTCAAAATCATTTTGCGCTCTTCGCAGTATGTCCGCACTGGTCGCATTATCTGGCGCCTGTACTACTGCAGCATTAGATGCTGGTGCCTGGACATTCAGAGCTTGTGCCATTGCTGGGCTCACAGTGGCGTGCATTTCGCCTGTAGGCTTCTGGCTGGCTAGTGTGCTGGCTGGTGCCTCTGCAGCCTGCTGTGTGGCCTGCTGTGGCTGTGTAAGGGCTTGCAGATGTGGGCGCAGTACTGCTGGCGCTGACTCTGGGCTCGCCATCTGATTCTGTAGCCATTCACCCAGTGATACCCGATCCTTTTTGGCTACACTCTGCTGACTGCGCTCAAATTGCCATTCTACTGCGTCACGCAGATCGGGATCTGTTATGCCGATCTGCGCTATGGTGCTGTGTCTATCGTACCTGCTATTAGCAGACTCGAGCTGTGCACGCAGATCGGCTACAGTACCTGCTAGGCCATCTGCTTCTGTGAGCCTGCTGGCGCTGCTGTCTAATTGAGCCTGCAGCTGTGCTGCGTTATCCTCTGCAGATCTGAGCTTCTCTGCCAGCTTAGTTAGCCTGCTAGATACTATTTGATCTACTGCGCTCTTTTCGATGTACTCGACACCCTCAATAATTTTTGTACTCATGGTCTGTTATTCTCCTGTGTTAAAATCCAAATTCGGCACGCTGTGCTCTAATCTCTCGCAGATAGGCCACTGCTTCTGCATCTGTCATATTTACATGCAGATCCTTAATGGCATCAATCGGTGTTAGTAGGCCCTTGCTTAGTTTTTCGATCAGATCCTCACGCTGTGATTTTTGCTCAGTGTCTGACAGTGGGATCGCTTGATACTCGATAGTGTACCCAGACTCTGGCAGACTCTGGCCTAAAAACCGATTAGCCATTATGGCTGCTAGCTCGATCGTCTGCAGATCTCCATATCGAAACATAGGCGCATATTTGCGCTGGGCGTCACGCTGGCCTGATCGACTTATCGCAATGGCATAGCCCGATCGGGGATCTCCGCTCATCTTCTGGATATCACTAGGATCAATACCTAGTATAGCAGCCACCCTGCGCTCGTATTGCGTCACACTGCTAAATACTGAGACAGGATCAGCACCAGCATTAAACTGGCCTATCATAGGCTGGCCCACGCCAGCGATCTCTGTGTCGATTGAGAACACCAAAATGCTAGCAGGATCTGTGGCTATGGCTGCTCTGCGTGCTGTTAGGTCTGTGTCATAGATGCCAGCACCAGCAGGCTGTAGGCCAGCCACATAGCGCTGTGGGTGGCTGCAGTCTCTAAGCACATGCACAGCAAATGTGTACAGGCACGCTGCTGTGAGGCTGCCATATACTGCCTCGCTCAGATCATAAGGGCTAAATAGATGGCCTGTCATGCTGGCGTGGTACATGCTGTACGGTATAAAAGGCAGGCCATTTGCTCGCCTGTAGGGATATGCAGCGCCACTGTAATTAGACTCTGCCATATACATGCCTGTAACATCTGCACCTAGCTCGCCATCTGGCTCGACCTCTTGGATTCTGTAGATCGGGCTGTTCACATCACGCAGATCAAAAACATCTGCAGTCCAGACAGGATCACCACTAGGTGTGTAGCGCAGGCGTAGCTCGTGGATCACATCTGGCTGCATAGGATCACCAGCTGGTGCTCGAGCAAATACCATATCAGGTGTCACTGGCCGGAAGAGCAGACCATTACCTGCTGCATTTATGTCTACTCTGATTAGCATTTCACGCATGCCTAATGTCATAGCCTGGACACGCTGCATTAGTGGCCAGAGTCCAGCCCGATCCAGATAGCCACCATTACCCAGCAGGCTGCTGGCGTCTGCACTGCCACTAGGCAGGCCCACTGCTGGGCTATCGTTATACAGTGCGCTCAGTGCTTCTACAGAAGATTTAAAGACATTAGACGATAGATCCGACACACCCCATGCAGCCCTACGATCGCTCGGGATGTGCTGAGCTAGTGTATTTTCCAGATCCTGCTGCCAGTCACCTATTAGCATGCGCCTGCGCAGTGCACTGTGCTCCCATCTGCGCTGGGTGTACATGTCTAGTGCTGCAGGTTTTGCTGGTACACCAAATTCTGATTTTTTCATGATTGACCACCTAGTGAAAATTTAGCCATTTTGGGTGCTCTGTACTGCTGATCTATAATCGGCATAGTAGCATAGCGCAGTGCGTCAATTAGGTGTTTCCACTCGCTCATAACATCCATGCGCCCGCTCTTCGTCATAGACCACATTTTGAGGCTCTTTATAGTCCTATCACATTTAGGATGTATTTGAAAACGGCTTAACGCCATAAGCTCGTGCAGAGCTTGGCAGCCATAATACACACTATATGCTGGCTTGTGTGCCATGCGGATAGCAAAAGGTAGGCGGCCTCTTGGATACCCGAGCACATGAGTCATGGCAGCAGTGAGCATATTATTAGACATCCTGCCGCCGTATTTATCGCCACCATGCGAGCGATCGCCTATCCAGTAGCGTATTTGTTTTAGCTCGAGCCTATTCCTGCGCACCATGCTGATAATGCCACGAGCGTGCACCTCTGCACTGGCACCACCTGCTGTGTACTCGTCTAGAACATATACAAATGGCTTGCCGCCTTTTTTCATATCTGAAATATCGACAGCCACCAGTATGGCCACTTCTGCATTAACCTGTGATCCATGATCGATCCCGATCGCAAATACCCACTCAGATCCCTTGTGCTGTGCTACATCTGAGATTAGCTCCTCTTTAAACTGCTCGAAGATCCTGCCATCTGGGATCCCTGCTTCCCAGCTGCCATTCATGCGAGCTTCCCTATCAATAGGCAGATAGCTCTGAGCCACCTGATCTATGCTGGCCTGTGAGAGTAGAGGCACACCAGTGCCTACTGGCGTCACATTCTCCAGATTCAATGGTGCAGGGTGGTCTGTTATGGTGCCTTTTTCCACCAGATCTTTTATGTGGTCGCAAGGTATGCCGATCGGGGTCATGGTGATCCCCATTTTGCCATTAGTGCGCACAATTCGGCCTAATAGCTCGCCTAATATGTCTGGTGGTGGTGGCTCGTCACACCATACATAGTCCACAGTACCAGATGCGAGCCCGAGCGTGCCTTGATTCGTGGTTTTTATGCGCATTATGCTGCCGTTATTGAAGCGCACCACAGGAGCGCCAGTGCCTCTAAATCCCTTGCCTGTAGTAAATTCTACATCTGCATGCAGGCTGGCTGGTGGTATCAAGTCATAGATCTTTTTTTGCAGTACTCGACTCTGCTCCCAGCTGTGGCAGACTACCCACACTTCTAGTGGTGGTGGTGGCGTCTGCAGATATGGGTGGCGCTGCAGGCAGTACGATATAGCCTCATAGGCACCACACACGCTCTTACCGATCTGATTACCGCCTCGCAGGAGCTTGATCTTGC